ACCAATGCGCCGATATTGTCAATATTGAAGTCTGCCATTGCCTGGCCAGAGAATATGGCCGCAATAGAAAATGATAATGTAGTGATCTTCATTTTACTCATTTGAGTCTCCATAGTTAGCGGGGAAGAACATCTCCCCCATGCCTCGCATCATACACTCTTATTTCCGCTTGTCAACATTTATTTTCCATTAAGACAGCCTCCTGCACGACAATACATAAGCAAACATCAGGCGAGCAGACGCATGCCCTAAATGGGTTAGGCCGCTTTCGCTGTCTATCCTGTGGCCTCGTAGATGCTTGACAACATGACTGGTGGCCGCGAATATGTGCTCATTTACTGGAATCAAATCCCACCCTGCAGCCGGGTACTTGGTCATGCCGAACGCAAGCACCTCGCCAACCTCCATCACCCAGCCAGCATCTACGAGGTCAACCCCCAGCTCTGCATCGATATCTTTTTTCATCTCGCTGTCCTCAATGCAAAATCAATAGCTTTTTCCCATTCCCCCGCGACATCCTTGCGGACCGCATCTTCAACCGCCTTCTCCATATCAATGGACTGTCGATAAACTGCACGCTTGACGAATGCCAAAATCATTTTAGGCGGGCGCTCCTTTTTGCGCTTCCTGGCTGTCTCTCTTATCTTTATCTGTTCTTTCACTACAATTATTCTATCTGCAGGACGATACGCCCTCCATATTCCTGGCGCGAGAGTAGATTTGACTGGAGGTGTAAGCTTGGTCAAGATCTTGGTAAGGTTTGATCTGGATATGTTCCCAGCTGCGTTAAGCTTAGCACCAGGGCCCGGAACAGTGTAGCTGCCGGCATCCATATATCCATTCGATATCAAGAAATGCTCGTATGGCTTTTGATCACGCCCGCCACCAGTAAACAAATGCCCGAACGTGTGCAGATCCTTAACCTTAACCCTTGCCACCGGCGCGCGCTTCGTGGCCTTGTCTATGCTTATGGTGCGGATAGCAAAGCGCCCAGGCTTATGTAGCTTGCGCTCCATCTCTGCCTGAGTAGCCCTGCGCCCAGACCATGCAAGCGCCGTAAGGGTAAGTGCGGTGGCAAAAGGAACCTGCTCTCTCTGTATGTACGTGAGCTGCTTGACCATTTTGTCAACGTCGCTTTTTATGGAGATCACAACAACCGCCGCGCATAAAGCCTGTGTGCATCCCTCTTAGTCTTAATAACTTTCCCGGTAGTCTTTCTGTACCTGAAAATCCTTTGCCTGGCCGCTACCAGTTCGCTGTAATCTTCACCCTCAAAATCAAAGCAGGCTGTTCCGCCAACCTCCATACGCGCCACAACATCCATCAAATCATCCTGCGGCACTTCCACGCCTTCCGTGATAATCATTGTCTTTCCCTCGTAATATACAGCTTACCCTTCAATTCCTTGAATGTCCTGGTCACTATGTCAAGCTTATATCTGCTCTTGACACGATTTACCTTGTTTTGCACGCGCTTAAATTCCGAGTCAGACTCGCAGTTAACGCACATCACCTCACCAACACCAAGGCTCCTCAAATCCATGGCAAGCTTGTCCTCTGGCATGATTGCATTTCTAATTATTTCCATACAAACCCCAATTAATAAAAACATATAACAACAACCTATCAGCACAATATACCCGCATCAAGGCTTATTTGCAAGTGGTTTTATTGAGTCAGCGCCACCATGACAAACCCTATCCGTAACCACAGAAGCAAGGCGCTCACTCTCGGCCTTTTTTTCTTCGTCGGTCAATGGGTACTCTGCCCACTCCCCAAGCCAAACTATATTTGAATGTGCGCACCGGTAAAAATCCTCTGCTGCATCGATGTCCGCCCGGCACCGCTCAAGCTCGGCCTTTCCTTCCTCTTGAGATATCCGGTAATGCCGCATAACCGCCTGAAAGTCTCGCCTGAATTCTGCAGTGAATACAGATGCTCTCTTTTTCATAACCCAGTGCTCCCAAAGCCACCAGAACCGCGCTCAGTAGATTCAAAATCATCAACCACGCAGAAGTTAGCCTGAACCACAGGAACGATCACAAGCTGCGCTATGCGGTCCATGGGGTGAATGCGAACCAATTGATACTTCGACCTGTTCCATAAAGATACTTTCAGCTCACCCGTATAGTCTGAATCAATCAACCCAACAATGTTTCCTAGGACGATACCTTTATGCCCCAGTCCAGATCTTGGGAGGATCATGCCAGCATAACCAGAATCTCCAAGATTGATGGATATTCCGGTAGGTATCAAGTCAACATGCCCAGGCGCAAAATATACCGGGCGAGATATGCAAGCCCGCAGATCAATGGCCGCCGATCCAGCTGTCGATGGTGTCAATTGATGTTCACGCATTCTTTCATCCAGAATTCTATAATTTATTTGTTTCATGTCTCACGCTCCAAAAAAGTAAAAATAGTAAAAACAGTTTTTTCAAAATTTCCATGCTTTCACAGGGGAGCGGAATCATAACACAGGTTTTTAAATAGATGTTGATCTGGTGTTGATATAGATCTTATAGTTTTACTCTCTCTCTCTCTTCTTATATATAATATATAGCTAGAACCCCACCCCATGCGGGTTTGAGAGATTTATTGACAGAGCTTAAAAAAAAGCAATATGTAAAGGTACGGTTATCAACATTTACATACAAATAAAGAGAGAGAGACGGGATTTTAGATATCAACATCCATAAACATTTCAAAGGAAGAATGGCTCCAGTAAACGGGTTCAGCCGATTTTGACATGTAAATGACTGTGATACCCTTATGGAGTGTAAGGTCATTACCCATTACACCGGTTAAAGCTATATCCCAGATTTTTCGGTATAGGTATGCAGGTAGCTTTGCAGCATTTTGCTTAAATCTTAATCAAATTGTGCCATCAAAATACAGCACCTTCACATCTTTCACTTTATAAAAGCATCATAATAACCCTTTGCTTTACTCTGGTTTATAAGTGTAAATATTGCCTATGCACACCACTAAAAAATTAAGCCCATGTTTTTATTGATAAAAATTAAATAGACAACATGAAAACCCCCTGTATTTACCTATAAATCCCGGCATATTTTCTGCTATGGCACTGTAATTCGTATATTTGCGTTGATCCCATTGTCATAAACTTACCGTTTGCGTTCGTAGGTTTCTGTAAATTAAATAAATATATGCGTTAATATGCTCATTTTAAGCAATTTCCCTGTTATTGGTTATTTACGCTAAAAATGCCTGTTTGCCTAAAATTTAATCAGCACTACAAAATCAAAAACACTAAGTATTTGTTTTTATGTTTCGATTAGAAAAAGTATATGAGTAAAAATCGCAAATGTCATATTTTAGTGACCGATCAATTACTTTGTGTTAATGCAATCATCATTAATGACATTTGCATTAACTCATCCATATTGCATACAAATATTTGCCTAATTACTATAATGATTCGCATACAGGAAACTCATTAATATTGATGATGCAATATTTATGTGTTATCGTTTGATCCATTTCTATAAACATTTATTATTATGCTGACCAATATATTAAACAGGCTGCAGAATGTGCGAAAGCTTACGGCCAACAGATATATAGCTCGATGCCCGGCGCATCATGACGGTAGGCCCAGCCTTTCCTTGAGCGAAAAGGATGATAAGGTATTGCTGCATTGTTTTGCAGGTTGCCACCCGACAGACATACTCGAGGCTGTTGGATTGTCCTTTGATGATCTTTTCGCAGAGCCTTTGCCATCACGGTACGATGATCAGGATAGCCGTGAGATCACCCCGCACGATGTTTTCAGGGAGCTGACCACAGGGCTTAACTATGCCCAGGGTTTGGACGCTGTACGGCATGACGCTACTATGATCTGGCTTATAGTGGGGAAGATGCTTGACGGAAACCGGAGGGCTACACCGCAAGAATTTGCACTGCTCACGGAGTGCAAAGACAATATTGCTCAGATCCATGATGCTACGCTGGCAAGCAAGAAATATAACGATTTAATCAAAAAACCTTTTAACCAACAATAAGGATTTCGTAGTGAAAATAACATTAAATGCAGACTGGGAAGAATCGGAAAAGGCAAGCCTGGCTCGCAAAAGAATGGCTGCCAAGAGGAAGGAGAACGAACTGCTTGGCAAGAAAACTATTACTGAAAAAGAGCCAGCGCAGTTGCTTACGTCGTGCATTCTGTCTGAAAAATCAAGAACAATAATAAGGAATGCAGCAGGTGAATTCTCGTTCGTTATGCCTGGTATCGCGCCTAGAGGCTGGGTTACTGCTATCGTTGCTGGCGGGGAAACTGGCAAAACGCTCATAGCCTTGAAATTGCTCGCCATGGGCAGGGAAAGAGATCTCTCTACAGATGATCGTAAAATTCTGTACGTTAACGCGGACGATAGCGCTCCCGGCATAGCGGTTAAGTTCGACATAATCGACGAGTATAAAATTGATATGATCGTGCCAGGCTATGATGGATTCACAAGGCATAAGTTTATCAAGCTGCTGCAGGCCGAGACAGAAGCAGGGAATGCGCCCAATATTACGATTGTGCTGGATACGCTGAAAAAATTTATGGAGACCATGGATAAAGGGCCGGCTGCAGCGTTCCTTGAGCACATACGCAGCTTTGTGACGCATGGCGGCACCGTGATTATGCTGGCTCATGGGAATAAGCATAAGGTAGACGGGCGGACTGTATTTGCTGGAACCTCAGACCTGCATGACGACGTTGATTGCATGTATATCGCGGATGAAGTAAGCAGGATCGGCGGAGTTAAAGTGGTGGAATTCAACAACGCAAAAGGGCGAGGCGACCAGGTAAAGGACAAGGTAGTTATTGAATACTCGCTTGAAGGTACATACAGGGAAAAATTTGATTCAGTCAAGGTGATCACCAAGATAGAGAACCCAATGATCAAAGAAGTAAACGACTTAAAAGAGAAATACCATGCCGAGATAGCGCAGATATGCGCATCACTAAGCGCTAACGGTGAAATGCCTAAGACCAGGCTCATAGCAGATGCAGTGACCAGGGGACCAAAAGGGCGGCCCAATATAACCAGGGTACTGGAGGATGTCCGGCTATCGAGGAAGAGAGTGCCGCTTGATAGCGGCGACGAGCTGCAGGTTAAAGCGCTAATCAGCGGCGGAATAGTTGAGTACCCTTTCGTTTGGCGCAGGGATAACGAGCGCGGAGCGATCCTGTATTCAATGACTGGGCAGGACGTGCCAGAATTAAATGCGCCAGATGCTTACAGTAAGGTGAAATAAAGGTATCCGGATTACAGGGTTGAAACAGGGCTATAAACGCCCGCCTCAATCTCCAGCACCAGTGGTAACCATTAAAAATAAGCCTCGCCCTTTAGGGCGGGGAGGATGTCAATCCTTTGCCACCTTAACCGATTCCTCGGTGCCAGTGGCAGCAGTCAATAGAGCGTTATGCACTCGACGACTGGTATCTTCACTGTCTGTCTCAATCCATGCGCCAAAGGCATGTACAATTGCAGCAAAAGACTTGCCATCAAGGATTTCGCCAGACTTACCTCTGAGCAAAACGCCCATGCCATAGTTGCTTGACGGATGATCGGCAGTCCACCTGAGAGTCTCGGGAGACATTTGGCGAAGCCCCATGCGCTTTATCGCGGCTATGGACTCGTCCGGAAAATAGAGTTTGATTTTCATGCTCACCTCACAAAAGGCCGCCCCGGAGGGCGGCATTGCTTTACTTAGTAGAACCGAAAGCTTCGTCAAGAGCCTGATTCACGTTCGGTGCGTGGTCTTCCAGATCAACGCTTCCTGCTGCATGGATGACCTCGTAAACCGTTTCTGAGCCGTGCTCTTGCACCAGGGCATTAATGCGATCATCCAGTGCTTGATTGGCTGTTACCACAGTGCTCCACCAGTCAAACGTCTCTTGGTCACAAACATAAGCATCACGATCTTCGTCCCATTCAAACTGGCCGTCTATCAATGCGCCTGTGTTGCCGATGAAGTCAGAGATATAGTCAACCCCAGATTTAGGGTCGATGATGGAAAGGGTTTCAATTGCGTAGGTTTCTTTGATGATGATTTTCATGGTTTCTCTCCTGCACCAAGTTCGGCGGTGCGCCCGTTGGGCTTATGCCCGAGCAGATTTCCTCAGCTCTTGAATCTAATATTAGGGCATCCGGCCACTGCTGTCAACACTATAATACGATTTATTTGCAGAATTACATCTAGTGCAGATCAACAGCTAAATCCGGATACCAGAAATAAATAAAACCATATGAAAATAAATGTTGACATGCAGTAGACTATAAAATACCATTGCATCTTCTTAAACACAGAATAGATAGGTGGCAAATGAAAAACACAGATACAGGGCAACAGCAAGATAGAACGGAGCTGGCCATAAACAGAATAATAACCAGACAGGATGTTGCCAATATGTTCGCTGCACCAAGGGGAATGCAGCAAGCGCTGGATATAGTGCGCAATGAGCTTGATCAGTTCTCGAAAGTTGCTGACGTTACCACAAAGAAAGGACAGGCAGAAATTAAGTCAATGGCCGCGAAAGTAGCAAGATCAAAGACCTTGATAGACGACTGCGGGAAGCAGATTGTTGCAGATCTGAAGGCAATGCCTAAAAAGATTGACGCGGAACGCAAGAGGATACGGGATACACTGGATGCATGGCGTGATGAAGTGCGCGCTCCAGTCACAAAGATGGAGGAGGACGAGAAAGCCAGGATCAAAAAGCATCAGGATTACATAGCGCACCTTAAGATTATTGGAAGCCGCAGCGGTGAGGATGCCGTGGCCGCGCTTGAAGAAATCAAGCAAGTAAAGCTGTCTCGTGAGCTAATGGAGGAATTTTACGATGAGGCAACCGCTGCTCTTGATGACGTGATTGACACGCTGCAGGCAACGATATCACTTGAGGAGGAAAGGGCAAAAGCTCGATCAATTATCGCAGCAGAAGAACAGCGCAAGCGTGACGAAGCCACAGAGAGGCGCGTTAGGGAAGAGATGGATGCCAAGCATGCCGCGGAAATGAGGAGGATTATTACTGAGAAAGTAGCACAGGATAATATTGCCAGCAAGGATGTTTGCGCAAGCGCAGGCGGGAAGTCAGAGCTTGGTTTAGGTAAGGACATTAACATGGAGCACGATAAAGAGCACATAAGGTCTGTGAATCGCGCTGCCCTTAAAGTGGTGAAGAAATACTGTATTAGTAATTACGCAGCCAAGGATCTTATAATCGCCATTATGCGCGGCGAAGTGCCGCATATTACAATTAATTATTAGGATAGCATCATGATCACAACAACTAAAGCAACACCAAAAGCGCCGATAATAGTTATATCAGGCGTTGGTGGTAGCGGAAAGACAACACTCGCCGCGACTTTTGAGAAACCGATTTTCATCCAATGCGAAAATGCTCAAACAGTTTTTGAGGATTATGAAGATGGACCGGATTTTTTTCCGCCAATCATCCCGTACAACAAAAACAAGCTGAAGCCATCCGTACCAAGCGAGCAGATAATGGATCAAATGCGCCAGCTTCTGACAGAAGAGCACCAATTTAAAACGCTTGTCTTTGATACTATTACGGCAATGTCTCTGATGTTTGAGGCCGAGATACTTGGAAAGGACGAAACAAACCCTCAATCAATTGTTGAGGCCAACGGAGGGTATGGGAAGGCTTATCACCACTTAGCGCAGATGCACGCAGAAATTATGATAGCCTGTCAGGCTCTGCGCAAGCGCGGTATAACAGTTGTGATGCTGGCGCATACCGCAATCATCAAGATGCGCAACGATCCAGAGTCAGCTGAGTATACAGTCTACGGATTGGATCTTCCCGAAAAAAGCCGCGCCGTCTATGAAAACCATCCAAGCGCTGTGCTATACCTTAAATCGAAATCAGTTATTCTTGGAGCGGAAAAAGACAGGCAAGGCAGGCAGACAAAACCAGGCAAAATTAGAAACACTGGGCAACGCATCCTTATAACCAGCGAGGATGGAGTGACCGGGTACAAGGGGGCAAAAAATCAGTACCGCATGCCGCAAAATCTCGAGGTTAACGAATTTGAGAACCCAATTATTGAATACATTAGTTTTTTACGTAAACCAGTGGGTGCAGAAGTAACCAGGCATGAAGTCAAGAAAGAAGAACCAGCATCAACCACAGCAACCAATGAGGAGCTATTTTAATGTCATACCAAGCAGATGATTTTGGCAATACCAATACAGAAGAGTTTGATTTTTTCCGCAACGAGCCGGGCGAAGAATTGGAGCCAATGGAGTCAATCCTACCGGAGGAGCGCAAAGAGCTAGAGATGATCCCGGAAGGAACCAAATTGCTGGCCACAATTGAGGATATGCGGTGGAAGCAATGGGAGGATGTCCGGTCAATTAAGATTATGTGGCGCGTAGAATTGCCAGAGAAATATGCCCGGCGCGTGATTTTCCAGACAATATCCCCATGGGACAAAAACCCCAGTAGAGTGGCGAGACACCGCAAATTCTTCCAGTTCCTTGATCACCATATGGGGACTGGTATTTACAGCAAGGGCGCGCAGTTCGATGACGACAAGCTGCAGGAATTCATTGGCGGTACCTTTAAAATTACAGTAGGGCTATTCGAAGAGAAAAAGCTAAACTATGTGAATGGGCTTGAGTTGCAGGCTTCATCTGCAAAAGCACCGCCACCACCAAAACGAAAGCCAGCGCCAAAAGTAGAGCCTGACATTTTAGACGATGACATTCCTTTCTAATTTAAGGTCGGGGCGTGTTACTGCAAGCATGGTCGGGGCTGTGCTTGGGGTGCATCCCCACATGTCACGGGATGACGCGGCCAGACAGCTGTTAGGGTTGCGTGATTTTAAAGGCAACTACGTTACCGATCTTGGGAAATATTCCGAATCTGTTGCTGTGCTGCAATTGATGGATGTCATTGATTTTCGGCATAACAATGCAAACGAGTTCTACATTGGTACAGGTGATTACTCATGGATAGGAGCTACTCCAGATGGAGTTGGGGATGGTTTTTGCGTTGAAATAAAATGTCCTTTCAGCAAAAAGCCTTTTTTAAGTTCAGCAGACCTTCCTCACTACTACGCTCAAATGCAAATACAAATGCTTTGCACGAGGACTGATCGATGCGTGTTTTATCAGTGGCGAAGCGTAGATGATAATAAATTGGAGATAATTAGATACAATAAAAAATGGTTTGATGATAATATGCGAACTGTACGAATATTTTATCAAACGGTTGTTAACGGGGAGTACGATTTTGAAACTTAGATATTACCAGCAGGAAGCGCATGATGCAGCTATAGGCTGGCTGGATAGCAATAAAGAGCCAGCCGTAATTGAGGCTGCGACCGGTGGGGGAAAGAGCCATATTATTTCCGCGCTTGCTGCAACATATAAGCGCAAAGGTAGGCGCGGCCACATAGTGTGTCTTGCGCCATCAGCCGAACTTGTAGTGCAGAATCACAGCAAATACACGGCAACAGGATCTTCTGCCAGCATCTATAGCTCGTCAGCTGGCAGCAAGTGCCTTTTGCATAATGTGGTTTTCGCTACGCCAATTACATTTTTAAATGGGTTAAAACACTTCGGCAAGGTGGATCTTGTGATTGTAGATGAAGCCCATGGAACAACCAACACAGTGCGCGAGATAATAAGCAAGTGCGGCCATCCTCCGGTCATCGGGCTGACCGCCACACCATACGTACTAGGCAAAGGATACATATTTGCGCGCGACGTAAATGACAAGCTGGTTGCGGCAACAGATCCGTATTACCGCAAGCAGATATATTGTATACAAGGACGCGAGTTAACCGATGCAGGCTATTTGTCACGGCCATTGATCGGCACAATAAACAAGCACGCAGGGAAATACGAGACTACATCATTTGAGCCTGACCGTTACGGAAAAGTCAAGGATGCAGTCCTTGATCGTGCGTTTGTGGGAAAGGGGAGGCTGACTGCTTCTATTATTGCGGACGTGGTGGCGCAGTCCAAGGATCGCAAAGGAGTGCTGGTGTATGCCCAGACAATACAGCACGCTTACGAATGCATGGAGAGCCTGCCGCGAGGACTGTCTGAGATCATTACCGGGAAGACTGCAAAATCAGTGCGCGCCGATATAATCAGCCGCTTCAAAAACCAGCAAATCAAATACCTGGTTAACGTTGGAGTGCTGACAACCGGGTTCGATGCTCCGCATGTTGACGTGATAGCAATCCTTAGATACACGGAGTCAGCCGCTCTATTGCAGCAGATAATAGGCCGCGGCTCCAGACTTTGCGAGGGTAAAGATGATTTCTTGATTCTGGATTATGCGCAGAATATTGACCGACATTGCCCAAGTGGGGACATTTATGCCCCAGAAATATCAAGTGGACCGGCAAGCAAATCGGAAAAGATCAGCATAGAATGCGACACATGTCACGCACAACAGACCGTGAGCATCGACAGTGACATCGTATGCGGATCAATCAATAGGTACGGACACGCTCTTGATATCACGGGAGCGGTTATCATGACTCCAGAACGCAGACCAATGCTTGCGCATAACGGGCGTAAGTGTAACGGATGCCATAAATATTTTGTGTGGAAAGATTGCACGTCGTGCGGCTGGCAGAACGATATCGCGGCTAAGTATTGCCAGCACTGCAAGGCTGAGATCATCAACCCTAATGATAATCTTGTATCGCATATCGTGATTGGCGAAGAAGAGACTACAGAGAAAGTTATATCATGGAAGGTTGATAAAGACTATATCGCCAAGTCTGGAAGGGCATGCGTAAAAATAGATTACAATACACCAACCAGCCAGGTAACAGGGTATTATCAAAGCTTCAACTCTGGCAAAGCTAAGGCAGCAACCAAGGGTTTCAATGTGCGGCCT